ATGAGGACCGGTAGCGTCTCGCTCGGCGAGGTCGCCGCGCGCACGACCCACATTGACATCGCATGCTCTCGCTGCGATCGGAAGGGCCGCTATCGTGCTGCCAATCTCGCCGTTAGACTCGGCGAAGATTTCGCGATGACGGACCTCGGCGCCGAGCTGGCCGATTGTCCACGGCGGAACGTAGCCGCTCATAACGAGCGGTGCGACGTGTATTTCCCGAAGCTTGTGCAGATCATGGCTGATGGGGAGCGCAGATCCGCTTCGACGAGCGACGACTGCTGAGGGCCGTCAGCAGATAACGTCCATGCTGCAGCCGAGAGGAAGTCACTGTGAGGCGTGGCGGATATGGTCGGAGCACACTCCCGAAAATGCTTCTCAGGCTTCCTTGTCTTGACAAAGTACACAACGTGTAGACCGTATTTTTTTCATGCACAAGATAGTGTGGAAATACGATTCGTCGTGGGATAAAGTATCCCTGCAGGAAAAAAGGCCACGTCCCGGCAAGGAGGTGGCCTGTGTCGATCCGCAAGGAAGCCTCAGTTCACTGCCAAGCGTTCCTGGGGCTGATCAAATCAACGTACAGGTCGTGATATTGGCCGCTCATTGAAGCGATGTCAAGGCACGGCCAAAAGGAATAACAAGATGAAAAACTTCAGTATCCGTGTTGAGTTGCTCGGGGTTACCAATAGCGCTGATTACGAACATCTGCATGCGCGAATGAGGGCGGCCGGTTTCGGAACCGTTATCGTTGGAACGGATGGAAAAATGGCGCATCTTCCGCCCGCCGAATATGTTCACTCAACCTCCGAAGCGACCGCGACTGCGAGGACCGTCCGCAATAAGGCCAGCAATGCTGCATCAACCGGCCTGCGGGCGGGACTTTCCTTCCGGGTTTTTGTCGTGCACATGGCAGATTGGGCATCAATGAACCTTCAGCCTGCTTGATCTTAGTTGAGCGAGAAGTAAGGGCCCGGCTGCGCGCCGGGCTTTTTCATTTACGAGGGCAGTTCTTTGTGATGGCGAGATCATGCGCGAGGATCTGCCGCTTAGTCTCCAGCGTGTCGGCCGCGCTCGCCGTGATCGGCTTCACCCACTCGCACGCGGTGTCAACGATTTTCGTCACCGTCACGGTCTGCGGCGGCTGCGACGCCGGGCTATTCGTCGCACACCCAGTGATTTCCAGAGCGCAACAGATAATCATGGCCCGCATGCTCACTCCTTTCGCAATGCGTTGATGGCTGCGAGCTGGGCGTCGATGTCGTCGCGCGCCGCAGACGCAGCCTGCTGATCAGCCGCTGCGCGATTGACGACGGCCTGTTCGCCGGCTGCAGACGCCGCAGCATTCGACTGATCCACTTCGCTCTGCTTTTGCGCCACCGCGCGCGAGGCGTCGGCTTTTGCTGCTCCGGCATCAGCCGTCGCTGCCTTCGCTTGCTGGTGACGAAAGGAGCCGAACAGGATGCCGGCCGCCAGACCGAGACCGCCAATGATCCACGGACCGATCTTCAACAAGAGTTCGATCATGCTGCTTCTCCGGTGACTGCTGCGACGGCTTGTGCGTGCAGCGTTGGCCATGAATCGGGCTTAGGCTTGCCAGGGCGCCAGACGCGCTGGTAGAGGGTCCACGAACCGGGCACGTCGTCGATGGCGGGCAGCGACTTTGGATCCGTGAACAGGCCTAGCCGCGCGACTCCTGCAGCCAAGACATCGTCCTTGTCGAGCGCGCCATAGATCGAGACCGGGTCGAACGAAACGCCGCGCGCCTTGCAGAGCACGCTTATCCAGTAGCGGCTCGACGGATGCAGGAAGAACCCCCATACGCCGCCGCGGCTCGCCTGTGTGCCCTGCTCGCATTGCCAGAAGCCGCGCGCCGGGCCGCCGCCCATCTGCTGACGCGCGGTGAAACGAGACTCTTGAAGGCCGATCGACAGCAGCATGACCCGCGCTTCGCCCGTATCCATCTGGTACGGCAGGATGGCCAGCGCCGGCGCGATCGCCGTGCGAATGACGTCATTGAGGTTCATCGCCACCCTCCTTCGGCGCGCGATGCACCGACGTGTAACGGATAGCGATGAACGTCAGGCCGAAGATCGTGTAGGCGATCCATTGCTGCACGTTCTGCGGGATGACGTCGCGCAGCTCGCGAGGCATGCCGGACCACGCTTGCGAGATGAGCGGCCCCGCGCCGGCAAGCGCGGTGAACGCGGCACCGGCGATGACCGTGCCGCGCTTGTGCAGCGTCTGCCACCCGTTGGCAAGCGTGAGCCGCCAGCGAGTGAACGGGATGAGTGGCATATGCCCTCCAGAAATGAAAAAGCCCGGCACGCGGCCGGGCAGAAGAGAGAATGAAGATCAGCAGACGAAAAAAAGCCCCGCCGAAGCGAGGCTTGATAAAAACTCTGGTATGTTTACCGGCGCCTAAACCTGTAAATAACCGGAGTCGTTATGAGTGGATCAAATGATAAACCAGTAGTTCCCAACCCGCAGCCAGTTTATAGGGCGCCTTCGCAAGACGGCTTTAATAAAGGAAATCCTAAGCCGCAGACTTCCACGCCGCCACCGCCGACGCCGAAACGATAAACACAATCGGGCTGGCTGCGGCCGCAAGTCGCAGCCGATTGAGACTTTTCACGACCGCGGCATTGCTCAGCGCGGCAGCGTCTATGCGTGTCTGCAGCATTTCCACTTCTGCCTCCTTCATCTGCTCGAGCGAAAACTTCGGTTGATAGAGATTCCTCGGCTCGTTGTAAATGGAAGGTAGCTCTCGAAACATCAAGCATTTCCAGACAAGCAGTAGGCTCAATATCAGTAGCCACCCTGTGAATGCAATCGAACCAGCCGACAGCCAGTTTATGTGGTTGGTCTCCAACGCCTTAGAGGCGTTAACAGAATGACTTTTGCAGGTGTCGCCAGCATATGATGCAGCAAGCGATTTTCATGAAGGCCTCGTGGATGAAAGCGAGCCGTTCGAAGCGGATGCGCAGTCTGCGGAAGTTGTGAAGCCACGAGATGGTCCGCTCCACAACCCAGCGTGTTTTGCCTAATCCGCTACCGTGGGGCTGACCGCGCCGAGCGATTTCGGTTGCAATGCCGGCGGCATGCAGTGGACGTCGATATTTGTCGTGGTCGTAGCCTCTGTCGCCTTGAACGACCCGAGGCTTTGACAGTGGTCTGCCACGCTTGCCGCTGATAGGCGGGATGGCCTCGACCAGCGCTTGAAGTTGAGTGACGTCGTTGCGGTTGGCGCCGGTCAGTATCACCGCGAGCGGGATGCCCTGCGCTTCGGTGATGAGGTGGTGCTTTGAACCGGGTCGCGCGCGGTCTGTGGGATTCGGTCCTGTTTTTGACCTGAGCCCACAGCGCGGATTGAAGAGGAATCGACGATGACGCGAGACCAGTCGATTCGGTCAGCTGCACGCAGTCGCCCAAGCAGCACCTCGTGCAGTTGCTCCCAGACGCCTGCCGCCTGCCAGTCCCGCAGGCGACGCCAGCAACTCATGCCGCTGCCGCAGCCCATCTCGCGAGGGAGTAGGTCCCAACGCAGGCCTGTCTGTAAGACGAAGAGAATGCCGGTGAGCACCGCACGATTGTCGAGCGGCTTGCGCCCCGGATAACGGGCCCGGCGTGGCTTCGGAGGGGGCAGCAACGGTTCGATGAGTGCCCAAAGGTCGTCGTCGAGTAGCGGCTTGGCCATGTCCTTTTCACCGTCGAAACAATGAAAAGGTTAACAGGATTCATCGAGGGTTAACAGCCCCTTCGTTCATTTTGTTAAGGGTTCTTAGCGGCATATGCAAGCCCACCGCCTAAGCCGGCGAGAAAAACTGTCAGAGTAGTCGCTGCGTCTTTGGCGATTGTGTCGGCGCATACATGATGCGTCTTTAGATTCTCGATCGCTGTTTTTTCAACCCAGTCAAGCAATTCACTCATGGTCACCTCACCGTGATCTATTGCGTTCATTTTAACGCCCGCCACTTGAATGTCAGCGGCGGGTCCCCGCCCACGGCTGCGCCTGCAGCGGTGGCTGCACGGCGGTGTCCAGCTTCTTGTCGACGGCCTTCGCGGTGCTCGCGGCCTCGACGGCTTTCGCGGTCGCGACCGTGACCTTCTGCTCGACAGCCTCGGTTTTCTGTGCCGCAACCGTGGCGGCCGCGGCGGCCTGCCGGGCCTGTTTGATCAGCGCCGCCTGCCGCGCATCGGTCAGCTTCGCCCGGTCGCCGAGGAAACGCAGCGTGTACGCGACGACTTCGTGTGTGTCTTCCATCTGCGCGCGGATGTCGCTCAGCGCTTGGGTCGCCTGCTGGTTCATCCCTTCGAGCCCAACAACCTTGGCAGTGAACTCACGTTCACATGCCTTGCGCTCATCGGCGCGAACGGTTGGAAACCGACTGATCAGCACCGCTCGCTCGTCCGCATCGGCCCGTGACTGCCATTGCGCGCCTGCGAATCCGGCCACGAGCACCAGCAGACCTACGGCGATGAGCAGCTTGCTCGCGCGCCACCATTGACTAAGATTTGGCAAGTTCGCTCTCCAGTTCGGCGATCCGATCCTCGAGCGCCGCGCTTCGCCGCCGCTCTTGATCGAGCTCGTTCTCCGCGATGCGTCGCAACTTCCGCTCCGCTTCAACTTCGACGTCTCGTTCGTCGAGCTTCTTCTCCAGCGAATCGATGCGCTCGGTGAGGCGCGCGATTTCGTCGCGCATGTTCTTAAGCGCGAGCGCCTCGGATTGATCGACCTGAATATCCTTGCGCCGGCTTCTGACCTCTTGCCATATCCACCGGAACGCCAACGCTGCTACAGCGCCGGCACCTCCGTTTTGAATCCATTCTGGGGATGGCATGAATGACCTTCCTCGTACTGTTGCCGGTCGTCCGGGCATAAAAAAACCGCTCTATGGCGGCCTGGGATGGCGACGCGGCGTTCAGACTATGGTTCCGCCTGCGAAGGCGTAACGATTCGCGTACGGTGACGTCGGTGCGTCCGTTGGCTGCGCCTCGACGAGCGCTTCTTCGGCATACGTCTTCGGATCTTCTCCGCTCGCAGGCAACCCCTCCAGCACGATCTGCTGTGAGTAGATCGGAAACTTGCCGGCGTCGAGAGCATCCTTTGAAAGATACGACGCGACGGTAGCGGTGCATTGTCCCGCCGCGTAGTCGAGCGTCATCTGCTGGATGGTGTGATATGTCGCGACCGCCCAAGTGCTGGGCGTCGTGTAGTTCGATGCAATGGGCATGCGCTTCTCACAGGTAGGAAATGTCGACGGCCATGTAGCTCCAACTGAGAGCCTCACGGAAACCGACGTAGTTGTTGTTGTTCCGGTTGTCACCGAACCCGGTCATGTTCACGTTTACCGAGTTCCCCGACGTCAGGAACGTCGAAAGATTGATGCCCGCGTTCGTCGCGCCGCCGGCAGTGCCGCCAATCGCGAACGCTGGTTGCACGCAAGCGATGCCGACGCGCTCGACGACCGAGAACGAGCTCGTCCCCTGGTCTGTGCCCCACGTGCCGCTATCGGTCGTGTAACCGGTCGAGCCATATGCGTATTTCGGATTGCCTTGCGAGAACCCGACAGGCTTTGCGAAAGCTGCAACAGCGTCAGCGACGAGCACGCCGGACGCGTTGAACACCTGCAGCCCGTATCTGTTCGCGCCGACGCTGAAATCGTTCTGATCGAACACGTAGATCGTCACCGGCACAGCGGCATCGCCGACTACGGTCACGGTGTAGTTGTTGCCGGACTTCGTCCATGCATGTGGGCAGACGTGCGCGCCGCTGCATTCGAACACGATGAGCGGCGAAATAGCGTAGAAAGAAAAGGTAGCCTGCGGTCCGCTTGATGTGTACTGAGCGCCGGTTGCTACCGTATAAACCGGAATCGGCCCGCTCGCCATCGTCTGCGTAATCTTCTGACGCAGTTGGAAATTGGGAAGACCCGTATCGCTGTCAATCTGAATAGTGTTCGTACCATCTGCCGAGAAAGCCTGGAATCCGGCCGGCATCACTTCACCCCGTAGAACATTTGACCTTTGATTCTCTTGTTATGGGTGCCATTCGCAGCCGAATACGCCCACCCGATCGTGGTGCCCCCTCTTCCCGGAATCGCGAATATTGGACGGCTCACGTCCATATCGATGAACCCCCAAAGACCTTCCTGCTGGAATGCGACAAAGATGTCGCCTTGCGCTAGAAATGCGCTCGATACCTGACCTTGTGACTGAACTCCGTCGATGTATTGCGAACCGACGATCCGCGCGAGGCGCGTCGTGAAGTCGACGACGAGCCGACCAGACGCGTCCCATATCTGAAGTCCTGCTGCCATTACCAGAGCCCCAAGCGCACGCGCAGCGTGCCGTTGCCGTCGTACACGAGCAGCGTCGAATCGTTGATCGTCAACCAGCCCGAGCCAGCGTTCGCGCCGTTCATCGTCAGCGAACCGTTCTTGTTCAGGATCCAGCGCGGCTGTCCATTCGCGCCGACCGCCGTCGACTGGATCACGTCGCCGATCATCGCGTTTTGAATCCAGCCCGACCCGATGAACGCTTGGCTGATGAACACCTGCCCGCCCTGAATTACGAATGGCGACGACACAGCGCTTCCGTTTGGATCGAGCACGGCGAAGCGGCTCGCCGAGACAAGCACCTGCGACTCGACGGTGCCGCTCGAGTTATCGACTCCGACGCCGATCCCGGCGACGTAGGTTCGACCAAAGGCGGTGATCTGCGTCTTGATCTGATACGACGCTGCGACGCGACCATTGATGTCCGCGTAGGAATTCGAAGCCGTTTGCGCCAGCGCCTGCGCGCTGTTCGCCGTCGCTTGGACGGTCGTGATTTGCGACGCTTGCGCGGCGTCCGCATCGACGCGCGCCTGTGTCTCAGTCTGAACCGCGGCGATAAGCTGCGTGCTCGTCGAAGTGATTTGCGCCGTGACCGTCTCGACATTGCGCGCGATCGCGAGATCCGCCTCGGCGCGCGCGCTTTGCTCAGACCACACGCCCGCATAGATCTGCGTCGAGCCCGCGTAGTCGTCGGTGCTGCCGGCAAGCGGCGGCACGAGCACTTGAGCGCTGACGACGTCGATGCGCTCTGAAAGCGCGTTGTCGCCCTCAATGCGCGACTGCTGCTCGGACGTAATCGCCGCGGCCGTCTCTTCAACGGTCTGCTGTAGATCCGGAATCGCTTCGATCTGCGATAACAGGTCCTGCGCGAGCTGCGTTTGAGTGATCTGGCCTGTGAGGTAGGACAGGATCTCGTCCGCGTCGCTGCTGCTCTGCCCGTTCACTCCATCGCCGGTCGGATACCACGGCCCGATATTGCCGGACGTATCGACGAGCCGCGCCCAGAAGAAGAACGACTGTCCGGCCGCCAACCCCATCAGGCTCGCGCGCGACTGCGGATACGGATAGTTCGAGAGGCGGGTTGCGGTGCTGCGGTCATTCGTGCGGCTGTACCAGACGTCCGTATAAGCGGTGTCGCCCGCGGAACCGTCCGCAGGAAACGTCCAGTCGAGCTGAATAGCGAACACTTGCGTCGTCGTCGTGAGCGACGTCAGCGACGGCGGCGGACTCGTCTTGCCGGTCAATGTCGTGTCCACGCTATAAGCAGGAATCGACGTCACGCCCATAGCGTTCCGCGCCCGGACGCGCGCGAGGTATGTTCCCTGGTAGATCCCGGTCACTTCGGCCTGCAGGCCTCCAGTCGCGTTCATCGCGACCCATTCGCCATTGTCCTTTCGCCACTCTGGCAGATAGGAGACGGCCTTGTCCGCGCCGTCCCAAGCGATCGTCATGATCGTCTTGGAGATGCCCTGATCGATGACGGAATAGGTCGAGAGCCGCACGTTTGTCGGCGGTGGCTGGACCGACGGCGGGATGACCGTGATGGGACGGACTTGAATCGCCGCGCCGTTATCGATCGCCGCGTATTTTCCGGGCTCGTACTGTGTCGCATTGATCGTATAGACGATCTGGCCGTCGTCGTCCGACTCTTGCACGCTGACGATGCGAAACAGTTGCGCAGCGAGGTCTGCGCTCTCCAGCATCCACACCGCACCAGCCGCGGGCTGAACGTCGAACGGCGAAACCACCGTGACGGCATCGCCGGCCGCGCTTTGCACGGTGCGCTTCTGCGCAACGCCGCTCGGCAGGATGACCGTCAGCATATCGCCAGCCGAAACCGTCGGTGCCTTGTCGAGCGTGACGACTCGGCCATTCGCCGCACGAAGGCGACCGCCGATGCGTCGCCCGGACTTCTCCGGGTCCGCCACCGCGATTATCGTTCCAGGCGGGCAAAGCGTTCCGTCCAGTCCGACGTTGAAACTTACCGTGTTCGTCTCATAGCGGCTGGTCAGCAGAGTCCACAGCCCAAGTCGATGCGCCTGCCCCTGCGAGGTCGTTCCGAATGCTGTGACTTCGGCCTTCATCACGCCATAGCGCGCCATCCCATCTTCGTCGGGAACGTATTCGACTGCCTGCTGATAGCCATTCGCAGGATCATTCCAACTGATAAGCGCCGTCGTGTAGCGCGTCTTGCGGGACGAGCCGACATATTCGAACACGCCGTCAACGACGTTTGCGGCGGTGTAGACGTATTCCGGATCCTGCGGCATGTCAGCATTCGCGACGACCTGCCCCGGCCCCCAATAGGCGATGCCGCGAAACACGGTGGCGAGATCCTGCAACACCTTGTACGCGTCCGCGCGCGACTGGATCACTGCGTTGCATGTGAAGCGAGGCTCCTGGCCGCCCTTGCCGTCGGACACCATGACGTCGCAATACTGCGCAATCTGATAGAGGTTCCACTTGTCGATCATCGAGGCGTCGACAAGCTTGCCTAGGCCGTAACGGTCATTCAGGACGAGGTCGTAGAAAATCCACGCCGGATTGTCGGTCCATGCCGTTTTGAAGGTGCCGTCCCAAGTTCCAGAGTACGCGCGCGTCTCTGGCGTGTAGTTCGACGGCACACGGATAATCAACCCTTTGATGTCGTACGCGCGCGTCGGAACCGAGCTGAACGCCTTCGCATCGAACGAGATGCCGACTAGCGCGGTCATCGGATAGCGCAACTTTCGGTCGATGATCTCTGTGATTGCTTCGATCGTGACCGTATCAGCGATTAACGAACTATGCGCATTGGCCGTCAGACGGCGCACCCGAACGAGCCAGCCGGTCGCTGCCGCGGGCAACTCGATGCGAACGCTGCGCTCATACAGTGACGTTGCCTTGCCGTCGAAAGCGCCGGTCAAAACCTGCTGATACGAGCCACCGTCCGTCGCGACGTCAACTGCATATTCGATGCGATAGCCGGTGACATCACCTGTTTCCGAGTTCTGCTTTTGCAACGCCGGAACCGCCATGCGAATGCGCGCGGCATTGACCTGCGTGTCGCTCAGTTGGCGTGTCCAAGGAACATCGCTCGTCAACGGAAGAGAGATCGCCGTCTCGCGCTCGACAGACGGGAAGCCAGGAATGAATGTCTGATCCTGCGCGCCAAGCCGATAATCGACCGTGCAGTTCTCGAAGTTCAGGCTGCCATCAGGGTTCTGCAGCGGCGTATCATCCAGGAAGACAGATTGCAAGCCAAGCGCGAGCCCTTCGATCGGTCCCTCGGAAATGATGTCGAGGAGGTTCGCAAATGCGATCGAATGCAGACTGTCCTTGTCTTCGGTCACTTCTGATCCTCAGCATAGATCCCGGAACTCGCGACTTTGGAGCCGACGCGGATACGCCCGTAGACGATTGGCACGGGCTCGCCCTGCGCTGCACTATTCACCGGACCATTGAAGTAATACGACGTGCCGTTGTCGCCGCTCGTGCTCGCCAAACCAGTCGCCTGCGGACTGAGCATTTGCATGACCCCACCAAGCGCCATCGATGCGCCCAGGCCGACCAGCGTCGGATTGGTCGTGATGAAGCCAACGGCAGCGATCGCCGCGCCTAGGATCGTCTGGAAGATTTCCCCGTGCTTGCTTCCAATGAGAATCGGCGCGATGCGGATGTCCTCGTCGCCGACCGGGTGCGGCAGTTGATCCTCTGACAAGTTACGTCGACCGTTGAATATTGCGAACGTCAAGCCGTTGTCTTTTGCGTTTAGCAAGAACGATTTGAAGCCTGGCACGAGAACGCTCAACGCGCGCACGGCCTCGGCAGTCGACGAAACTGCTAGTCGATGCACGCGTCCGAACTTGGAGAGCGGTCCGTAGAGGCGAATGGTTCTGAGCTTGTCACTCATGCGCCACCCATTTGTATCGAAGCACGGTACGCAGCGCGTGCGCCCACATGCCGCCCCAGACTGTGCGGCCGGACAGACGGCCATACATGTGATGCAGCATCACGCCGTCACCCAAATAAATTCCGGCGTGGTTCGGCACGTCGTTTTTGCTGCGGATCTGCATCAGCAGCACATCGCCCGGCTGCAGTTCGGCGTCTTGACCGACATCGATAAAGCCGGCCTCGGCGAAGTGATTCATATACAGATCGGACCTTCCGTCTGCCCACCAGCGATCGGCACGTTCGAAGTCCGGCAGATCGACGCCGCGCTCGAGTCGATACCAGTCGCGCACGATCGTGTAACAGTCGAGCACGCCGTGTGCGAACTCGCGACCAAGAAGCGGCGGCACGTAACCGCTCGGCCCGAACTCGCACCAATCCTCGACGCCATGCGCGCCATCCGTCTGGACGCCGATGGAGATGATCACCCACCTGTCGACGCCGCTCTTCTCGGCCATGGCCTTGTCGACCATGCTCGGCCGCGCAGGCGCGCCCGGATGCGAGTGAATGACGGCGACGATCGGTCCCATGTCCTCTGCGAGCGCGTAATCCTCTGGCGACATCACGAAGTGCTCGCCGGGCGCGGCCGACAAATTGCGACACGGTACGTATCGCTCGGCGCCGTCGTGCATAACGACGAGTCCGCACGACTCGCGCGGGTATTCCGCGAGCGCGTGATCCGCGATCGCTTTCTTCGTCTCTTCGTTCATCAGGAAAGGGTGTCGCTGAGAAAGCCGCCGAAGCTGAGCGGCTCGTTGACGCCGAAGCGGCATTCGCAGCCGCTGATTTTTTTGCTGCACCTGTCGAGCGCGCGATCACTCACAGGCTGGTCATTTGCATCGAAGTACGCGGTGCCCGTGTAGCCGCAATTCGCGTCGCGGTATTGCCACTGGCAGATCGTCACGATCTGGCGCGCTGGCAACTGCTGGCCGCCGAAGTCGAGCGCCGACGACAGCGTAAATTCGACCTGCACGTTCGTCTCGCTGCTCTTCTGCTCGATGTACCAGAGCTCGGTCGCCATCTCTTCCGACGGATCCGCCGTCGGATTGCCGCCCGGAAAGTTGACGGCGTCGAGATATTTGCTCAGCGTTCGCCGGCGCCGCACTTTCGCGCCCACCATGTCGGCGAGGAATATGCAAAGAGCCGAGATCGTGCCGTTCACGTTTCCGACAGTCAGCTTCGGCTCAGGCTGCTGCGCGTCCGAAGTGTGCTCGAAGCCTGTCGCTTGAATCGGCCACGGCTTGTATTCGTTGCCCTGCCAGAATATCGACGCGCTTTGCAGATGCCCCTGAAACCGCAACAAGTCGCCGCCAATCGCCGTGCAGTCAACCTCAAAGAGTTCTACGAGGTTGCCGGGTTCTAGGAGTTGAACGTCTGCGCTAATCATGCCGTGAGACGGATAGTGCCAACGTAACTACCGTCTACTTGCACGGCGAACACGCTGCCGGACTGCCAAACCAGCTTTACTAAGTGGTCGCACGTCACTAAGGGGTTTTGTGCAACTCCGTCAACGATAGCATTAACCCCGTAATCCCCGCCGCGCAGCGCCCAATTAAGGGACACGGAGTTGCTCGTGTTGGACGCTACGGGCTTGGGTAGATTGCCGCTATCCCAGGGCGTCTTACCTGCAAACGTGGGGCGGGCGCTCGTAGATATAACTCCAGTTGAACGTGAAATGGACAGTGGGGAATCCACATACGCGCCCGCGTCGCTGTACCGGTTAATGAAGTACGAACTACCCGCGTTACTGCCGCCCTCAGTGTCGTTGAGCGCGCCGTGCATCCACCGTAGGGAGCCGGACGTATAGTACGAAGTGGATCGCACAGTAGCGGCTGGGGCGTCATTGGCCTGATTCACGCCGACCGATGAGGACTTGATAGTAAGACCGCTAACGGTCTCGTTAGCGAGATTGGTACGGCCCCGCAACAAGCACGACCACGCGTGCACGCCGTCCGTGTCTAGAATTGCGCTCTCCCCCGCGCCGAGCGAAGACAGCGATAGAGTGTCCCCGGACCCGGCAGTAATAGCCAACGTAACAACAGTGGCCCCCACGTTACGCAGGAGGAGCACGTTATCCGCTGCGCAAGTTGCCGCGCTAGGCACGTTGACCGTGCCCGCCACCGCTAGATTGATGTTCACTCGCTTGCCGACATGCGCACTCGTCAGCGCTTGCGCACTTGTGATCGTAGCGGCGTTGCTGACGAGTGGAAGCTGCGTCGAAAGCACATCGACGTTCGCGTTCGCCTTCGTGTTTGCGCCGCGCACGGTATCGCCGTCAACCGCCGTCGGCGGAGTGCCGAGGTTGACTTTCTGAAGTGTAGCCATCGATATTTATGGTGCGAAGGTTTGATCGAACGTCGCGGTGATCGTGTAGACGTTTCCGTCACGCGTCGGCTCGGTGAATGATTCGCAAGTGAACAGTCCGGGCGCTGCCCAGAGCAGCGGCGTCCAATTGAAGGCGATCGCGCCAGCGTGCGCGCGGAGGAACGCGAGGATCGCGCTGATCGTCGCGGCGTCGTTCACAAACTGCAGGCTGAAGCTCGATGCCACGTTATTCAGACCGTCGGCCACGCGCTGCGCATATCCGTCGCCGAATTGAGCCTTGCGCGTCTTTAGCGTCGTGCTGCCCGACGAGCTCGCGACAGTCGGCTTCCAGATGAATATGTCGGCCATTACGCAACCCCGTTTTGCATCTTCCAGAGCGCTCCGCCTTGGCGACGCTCATTGACCACGACTGCCCGCACGGCAGCCGTGATCTTCTTCTGCAGATCGGCAGCACCTGACGCATTCGCGCCCGCGTCTGCGCCACCCTGCACGGAAACCGGCGCGTTGACGTTGATGTCGCCGCCGCGCGCGCTCGATGCGCTGGCCGCTGCGCCGACAAATCCGCCGCTCGCGAAGCGCGCCGCGCCGTTCACATGCCTTCCTTCGTTGGCCGCGTCGAGCGCGCCCACGCCGATGCGCCGCACCGCGTCCGCGCTCATGACGTATTCGCCGTTCGAAAGCCACGCAGGGATCGAATCCGACGTCCCGGTTCCGGCACCGGTCACGTGGCCGCCGGATACGAGGTGAAACGGCGTTGCCGTAACCGAGCCTGCATAGGTCGAAGCAGTGGCGTCAGCTACGGCAGTAGTTCCTGTCAGGCCGAGCCCGGCGGAGGCTGATCCGGGCGCGAAGTATGAACTGATGGCACTCGCGGCGAAATTGAACAGACCCGAGATCGCCGCGCGCGCCTGCATGCGTGCGATGTCGGCAATTACGCTCGTCGCCAAGCTCTTGAAATCGAGCTTGCCGGTCGTGACGAAGCTGGCGAACGCGTCTTCCATTCCACGGAAGGCGTCTTGGAACGTCGAGGCCGTCGAGGCAGCAACGTTCGCCGCGTCGTCCGCATAGTCCGCGAGCGCGCGCCGCGCGCCGGTCGTCCAATCGGCGTTCGCTGCACGGATGTCCGCAGAGGACCGCTGCGCGATCGCTACAGATTTGGCGTAGTAATCCTGCGTGGCAGCCAGCTCGTCGTCGTACTGCTGCTGCCCGATCCGATTCTCGGTACGCTGCTTCGCGAGGTCTGCCACCTTCCGGTCATAGTCCTGACGTATCGCAAGCAGACGCTCGAAGTCCGCGCGGTCATTACTGCCCATGCTCAGCCCGGCGAGTTGCGAATCAGCCGCCGCTTGCTGTGTCGCAAGTTGCTGCCGCAGCGCGTCGGTATAGACCTTCAGGTCTGCCGTCCGCTTCGCCGCGAGCTTCGCCGAATCGTCGGTGAACTGTTGATCGTTCGCGTTGATCTTGTCTTGCGTCGACTTCACCTCGCCAGCATATTTTTCGATCGCAGACTTCTGCTTCTTGCCTTGCGCGATCTCTACCTGCTGCTGCTCGATCTTCAGTTCGTCTTGCAGCGCCTTCGCGCGAGCATCGTGGAGCTGCTGGAGCGCGTCTTCCTGCGTGATGACGCCTTGATCTTGAAGGCTCTTGATGTGATCGAGTGATGCCTTCAGCTTCGTCTCGATGTCCTTTTGCTGCTGATCTAGCGCTGCGAGCTGGGCATTGATCGCGTTCTGCGCCGCCGCGGATGCCGCGCTCGCAGCCGACTTCGAGCCATTCCGACTCTGGTATTGCTTTTCGATTTCGGCAAGGTTGTCAGCGTGCCGCTTCTCGGCCGCAACATAGTCGGTCGCCGTCTTGTCGAGGTCCTTCGTCGCTGCTGCGAAATCGGCGTTTTCCTTCTTGATCGCCAGATTGCGCTGCTGGAGCGGCGTCGCGAACTTCGAGTCATTCAGGTATTTGTTGACGGCGACCGCCGCGTCGCCCGCCGCCGCGCGTTTTGCGGCAGCATCAGCAGCGGCCTTCTGCGCGGCCTGCACCTTCTGCAATGCGGCAACCTGCGCATTTGCCGCATCGAGTTCCTGCTGCGCGGACGACGTATTGCCGAACGGCATCGCCTGCGCTTGCGCGAGATTGCGCTGCGCCTTGGCCTGCCGCTCGATGGCAGCTGTAAGCTGGTCCGCATTGGACGTCGCAACGCCGATCTGACTGATGTGATTGATCGTGTCGATCACGTCTGCCTTCAGCAGCTGCCACGCCTTTTGAATGACGCCGATGTTCTCCTGCGCATGCTGCTTGAACTGCTCGTGCGCCTGGTCCATCCCTTGCAGAATGGTCTTATAGGCCGATGCGGTGTCGCCCGTCTTAATGTAGTTCTCGATGACTTCGACCTGCGCCGCCGAGAACGTGTGATATTGGCTTTGTAAATCCTCGAGCGCCTTCTGCGGATCCTTCGCGAACTTGATCAGTTCCTCTGCCGCTTTGTCCGCGGCGACGCCGGTGTCTTCGGCGAATTCTGCGGTGACTTTCGTCGCAAGCGCGAGCTGGTCGGCCGCGATCTGCCCGCTCGAAACCAGCGCCGTCATCGCGGCTTGGACGGTCGTGATCTGCGAACCCGTTCCGGCGATGCCACGCGACATCTCGCCCAATTCGTCCGTCGTCAGCCCAAGATAGCCATTCGTGATCTGCGACGCGTGCGCGAGCGCGCTCATCGACGTGGCGCCCTTCGCAACCTCATACACGAACGCGCCGATCGCCGCTGCGGCCGCGCCAATTCCGAGGCCGAGCGGGCTCATCACCATCGAGAGCGCGTCGGTTCGCTCGGCAAGCACCAACAGCGAGCCCCCGAAGTTGTTCCACGCGCCAGTCGCGGCCTCATGCGCAAGCACAGCGAGCTCGCGTCGCGCCGACACGGAATTCAGACTGAACTCGTGCACTGCTTTGCCGGCGCTGGACGACGCAGCGGAAGCGACTTGGATCTGCTGGATGTAACCGGAAGCGGCATCCGAGACGCCAAGCTGCGCGGCCCGCATTTCCAGCAACTGCGCGCGCGTCTTGCCGGCCGCTGCCGCCTCCTGCGCCAGCGAATCGATGAAACGCTTCGTGGCGTTGATCATCCGCGAATTGACGGCGACGCCGTTGTCGCGCGCTTCATCGACAGCCTTCTGCGCCGCCGCCTGACGCGCGGAAGCCTGCTCGACGGAAGCGGTATAGGCCTGCCAGCTCGAACGCGCCTTCTGCAGCCCAGAAGTAACGCCTTCTGAGTTGACGCTGAGTTCGTATCGAGTTTCGTTAGCCAAGTTTCGCCTCTGCGAGCTTTTTATCGATTGCTTCGATCACTGCATAGTCCCGTGCCATCTTCGTCGCGTCGATGGCAGGTCGGAAGAACGGGCGCGCGGCCATCTTCGACGTTCCGTATTCCACGAATCGCAAGTAGTACGCTTCGGATGCCCACGTGACCACGTATGTCGCCTGGCGTCCAGGCACGGATTTCTCTGGCACGAACGCCGCGAGCAGCGAATCCCGACCGAAGCCGATGGGAAACTTCTTCGTTCCTTGGTGGCGCTGGATCCAGCCCACCGGCACGCGCCGCTTCGCTTCGTCGAGTAGAACGCTCGCCGCCGCAGCGCCCGCCGTCCGGATCGCCGACTCGCCAAGCGCATCGTCCATGCGCCGAAGCAGATCGGGAAACCCGTCCGGATTGGAGATCTCAAGCAGCTTGGGCATTTCGCGAGCGTCCGAAGATTGATGCGCGCATCAGGTTCGACTGCGCAACCGGGTCATCCAGAAGAATCGGAGCAGCGGGTTCATCCCGTTTTGTGAGTCCGCCGATCCATGGGATGACGTCTGATGGACCCAATGGCTCAGGCCGTTTCTTCGTGTCGCGATTAACGTTGTACGTCGCGGCCGCGATCACGCCGGCACGAAGGTCTTCCATCTGCGTGCCGAACGGCTCGATCTGGTGATACGCGATCCATTCAGCGAATTCCGCGCTGTCGACTTCCGCCTGACAGCTCGCGACCGACATGCCTAGCTCGCGGGCGAGTCGGAACCAGAAGAGCCGCTCTGGGCGGCTTCGGAGTTTTTTTCTGCATCCTCCGTGGCTTTCACGCCGAGCCCGTTGATACGCATCGCGACCGCGGCAATGCGCGATACAACGGCCGCGCTGCGTTGCTGCAACAGGGGAATGTCGTCTTCCGTGAAAAGCGGCTGATCGTCATCGCCGACGACCGTCGCAACGATGAGTGTGCCTTCGAAGAAACTCACCGCGCGTGGCGCTTCGCTGTTCGCCTTCTGGAACGCGTCGCGCGCGAGGCCGCTCATCACGGTGACCTTTACCTGACCGCCCCATTCGGGGACGTCGACGACCTCACTCTTGAGGTCGTTCGTTGCAAAGATTTGACTGCGGTTCAGCATGGCTTACGCTCCAGCTTCGATCGTCGTCACCGGACCCGAGATGGTGAGCGAGATCGTCGAGGTGATGACCGCGTCGGTACCGCCCGCGATCGGGAACGACTTGACGAACGCGTCGAAGGTGTCGGCGGTGCCGTCGGGATATTCGAGCTTGAACGACTCGAGGCTGGACGCCTTCTGCGCAGCCTTCAATGCGATCTGACCCGGGTCGGTCATGTCGACATTCACGTCGATCGAAAACGAGCCGTTGTCGATCAAGCCGAGGCGCTTCTCTTTCGCCGTCGAGTCGAGATCGGTCACGTCGATTTCGCTCGCGCTGCCGTCGAAGCCGCTGAACGATTTGACGTTCTTCGTCTTCGTCCAGGTCGGCTGCGCTGCGCCGTCAGCGGCCGTGTCGATATAGAACTTGCTGCCTTGTGCGCTCACTGCGGTGCTGGGCATGGATTACTCCTTGTACCAAAGGGAAAAGTCTTGCTGACTGCCGTAAAGCTTCGTGTCGTCCTCATAGACGCTCACCGGCGCACCGATCGGCACGCCGAGAACAGGCTCGGCAGTCAGCGCAGCACGAACCTGTTGAATGATGGTTGCCGCCTCGCCGCGCGTCGTCGACCACACGACGACCTGCATGCGGCTGTTCTGCAGCGTGTCGGCGCCGTCGAAAGTGGTTTCGTCGACGCCTCCGACGCCCTGATAAACGATGCGCGGCAGCGCGGCGCCAGCCGGCGCGACGTCCGGATAGACGCGGCCGCCGGCCAGAGCCTTGATCGCGCCGAACGTGACGGATTCCGCGCTAGCCATTGTTCGCCCCGGTCGTGCACGGCAGATCGACGTACTCGCGACCCGCGAGATCCGGCAGCGGCGCGCCGATGTTGAACACGACTCCGTCGACGATGGCGCGCATGCCGTTGGTGATGTCCGTCCGGTACCGGATGCGGATGCTCGCCGAGGCGGTGCCTACGTCGGCGTCCGACGTGAGAGTTTCTTTGCCAGTGAGCATGCGGACGTTGCCCCAGACGGTGGCGACTTCAGTCCAGCCGTCGATCGGCTGCCCTAGATCGTCGAATCCGCCGCCGTTGCGCTCGATGCGCACGCGCCGGTCGAGATCGCCCGCGCGCAGCGTCATACGCCCAGCCCCGCGCGGTACGGAAACAGCAACTGGCGCGAGCCGATCGGAAGCTGCATTACGCTCGACGACGTGCCGACGACGACGTCCTCTCGATAGGCGTACATCTGGCCGAGGATCAGCAGGATCGCCGCGCGCACGGCGTCGTTGATGACGATCGGATCGTCGCCCGCGGTGTCGGCGAGCACGGCCGCAGCCATGTCGTCCGCCGTCGCGTAGATCTTCCGGTCGAGATAGTCGGATGCCGACTGGACTGCTGCGCTGATGTACAGCGCGATCAAATCATCCTCGATGCCAGCATCCGCGCGCAGATGCGCGAGCGCTTGCTCGGTCGTGATGATCGGTGTCGGATCGGCCATTTACTTCGCCGCCTTGGCCTTGTTTTCGGCTTCCGGAGCCTTCTTGTTGCTCGGCGCCGGCGCAGCCTTCTCCGCGACGTCTTTCACAAGGCCCACGCGCTTCAGTTCGCGCGCGCGCATCTCGGAAACCTCGATGACGTCGCCCCGCTTCACGTAGCCTTCCTGGCCTTCGAATGCCTTTTCCGCTTTCACTTTCATGTCAGCCTCCAGAGGTTGTGTACGAGGCGCGCCGCGCGCGCCCCGTGCGCAACTCCGATTACGCCGCGGTGAACGTGCCGTGCACGAACGATTCCGGACGATAGACAGCCATCGCCAGACGCTCTTCAGCGCGGATCGTCACCATGTTCTTGGTGAAGTTGTCCGCGTCCTCCGTCGACACCTCGACAGCCGCGTCTTCGCGGTCGAACACCTGCGCTGCCAGATCGAACGCGCCGACCAGGAACTCGCCTTCAGCGATGGCCGTGGTATCCACGACCGGCAGCTTCCACATGCGTTGCTGGCCGCCGTCCTGCACGTTCACCCAGATGTACTGGCCGGTCGAGTCCTTCTGCAGCTCGATGCCTTCCCAGTCCACCGGGTTCAGCACGATGCCCGTCGCGCGGTATTCGGCGAGACGGACCTGCAGAATCGCGTGGCGCAGGGTGTCGATGCGCGTGTCGCCCGTCACGCGGCGATCGTCGTCGAACGCCGTCGCTTGCGGAATCAGGCCGAGGATGTTCTGGCCCGTGCCGTCGCCGGACAGCAGTTGCGCCTCTTCGACGTACTTCAGGCCGTAGATTGCGCGGCCGTTGATGTAGCTCTGCAGCAGGGGCACGTCGGCGAGAACCTGTTTCGACGCACGGAACCAGTGGGCGATCGTCTTGACGGTCGTGGTCTTGAGCTCGAACGACAGATCCGACTGGGGCTTCTGCGCGCCTTCAGCCACCGGCGCCGCCGAGTTGGTGAAACCGCTCTCCTGCACGTATTCGATCGCGTTCGACGCCGTGCGGCCCGGCATGATCAGGTCGCGAACGACGAACTGGCGCAGCGCCGGACCTTGCACGCCCGCCTGGCGATCCGGCGCGATCGCGACGCCCACACCGCCCTGCCCGCTGGTTGCGCTCGTGATGTTCGAGACGGCCTTGATGTTCATACGGGCAGTGCCGCGACCCTTCTGGGCAAGTGCCTTGAAGTCGTCCGACTCGGTCATCATTTCGCCGATCGACTTGACGACGTTGTCGTCGCCGCCGCCGCGCCGCGCGAGCTTCTGCTCCAGCTCGAGGATGCGCGCATTCGCCTTGATGCCTTCTTCCGACAGTTTTTCGAGCGCGGACTTCGTCTCGCCCGCGACCTTGCCGGTTTCCTTGATCTCGTTCGTGGCCTTTTCGCACCACGACTTGATTTCGGCGTCGCGCTCCTTGAGGGAGTCGAGCAGACCTTTGATTTCGAGCTTGTCGTCGGCGCTGCCTGCGTTCTTGCGGGCGAAATCGCGCGGATATTGGACTTTCTGCATGGATGCTCCTAGTTGAATGAGGGAAGCTGAATTGCCTTGTATCCGTCGATGAGATTGGACACGGCCGGGGTTTCGCTGTCGTCCCCGGACTCACTCCGGAGCAGGTGCTTCAAGCCGCGGTTAGCGATGACCGCAGCCTGCGATTTCGAGAAGCCTGCCTCGCGCAGGAACCGCTCGAACTCGGAAAGGGATGGGATACCACCGTGCGCGATGACCGATTTCACAGCCTCGATGCGCGCTTCGGGGTTCGCCGGGTTCGTGACGATGCTGATTTCGACGAGATCCAGCTCGTTGAGCGTTCGCTCGCCGGTCTTTTCGTTGTAGCTCGAGTTGATGACGTAGTAGCCGATCGACAGGCCAGTGATGGCCTTCGCCTTCATGCCGCGATACGCGATCTTTGCGTTCGGGGCATCGTCGAGCCACAGCTCGCCGTCACCAAAGAGGCCGTAATCGTCCTCTTTCAGGCCGGACCACGATCCGATCGGCGTGTTCGTGTTGTGCTGCCAAAGGATCGGAAGCGCGCGGCCGCTCGATTTCAGATCGGCGAGGCTCTTCTCGAACGCGCCGGGCGCGACGATTTCGCCATAGCTGTCCACGTTGCCGAAAACCGAGCCATAACCAGAAAAATGGCCGTTGTCGTCGACCGATTTGACGTTCAAGTCGAACGCGCGGACCTTGTAGCCGCCTTTTCCGCTCTTTCGATTCATTTCTGCTCCTGGCTGAGCCAATTCTTGAGTGCGTCTTGCGCAGTGGCTGCGTCGGACTGCTCGCCGAGTTTGTCGATCGGCAGAAGCGCCGACTGGACCGTCAAAACGGCAGCATTCCCACCCATCGGCGGCAGGTTCTCTTTGACGCGGCACTCGTCACGCGTCATCAGGCCGTTTTGCGTCATCGTCGAATAGAAAGCCGCCCGTCCGGCGCTGTCGGCACGCAGCAGCCCTTCGACCGAGAACTCCGAGTAATAGGTGCCGCGCTCGTCGGGCGCGAGACAGCCCTTGTTCACGGTCTGCTCAATGCGAGTGAGCCACGGACGAAGCGCGAACGACAGGAAGCCGAGCACCTGCTGCTCGAGCCCGGTGCCCCAACTGGTCGATTTCTCGCTGTGACCCACCATGAACGGCGGCACTCGAAACCAGCGGCAGATCTCCTCGACGTTGAACGCCTTCGTCTCGAGCAGCTGCACGTCGCCCGGATTCATGGTGATGGCCTGGTACTTCATGCCAGCCTCAAGCACCATCGTCTTCCCGGCCTGCATCGCGCCGCCGAACTGCTCAGTCAGGCTCGTACGGATCTCGCTGCGCTTCTCTTTCGGAAGTACCTGATCGGTCGACAACACGCCTGATGGCCGCAAGCCATTGCGAAACACGCTGCTGCTGGTCTTGTTCGCCGCCGTCGCGTTGCCGAGCACCTCGCGGGCATATGCGATGACCGAAAGACCCATCAGCCCGTCGAGACTGAATCCGCGGAAGTGAAGAACGTCATCCTCGGATAGCGTCGACGTCGTTCCATCGAGGTTTTGATAGGTGTACTGCAGCGATCCATTGTCCTGTCGCTTCACCTGTGTGCGTTGCGGCAGCATGATTTCCAAGCCGATCAGCGCGCCGGCCGCGCGCAACTTGCGCGCATAGCCATTGCCCCACAACAGCATGCTGGCCACGATCACTTCCCAGAACTCCACCGCGGTGTTTTCGGCGTTCGGCTGACTGTGCAGCACGCCGTAAAGCTGATGGGTCTTCGCGAGCGTGCGCGTGCCGTCCGATGCCTTCTGATAGAGGTTCATGGGCAGCGTCGCGATCGTCTCGGCAATCAACCGGACGCACGCCCACGCTGCGGAGAGTTGAAGCGCCGAGTCGACGGTGACGGACTCGCCGCTCGACGAGTTCATTCCGCCCCACGCAGCCCAGAATGACCCGTCCGTCAATGAAATGGGCACGCCAAGCCACCTCAGAACGCCCGATTTGAAGCGCCCTGGCGACTTTTGCTTGTCCTGTTTCATACGATGATGGGGTTCTCGAAGAAGTCGTTGATGCCCGCGAGGCTCTCGGGATTGAGAGCCATCAGCGAAATCGCGTCGAATGTCGCCATCAGCGGGTCGATCTTGCCCGTCCCGGAGGCCTGTTTCGTGATATTCACGGCGTTGCCAACGGGCACGATGCGCGCATTCCCGACGCACCAGGCCATCAGGCTCTGCCCACCATGAATCAACACGCCTTCGGCGAGCTTCCGCTCAGCCGTTTTGATCGCGCCGGACAGCTTCCAGCCCTGCGAGATCCCGATGACCTTGTCCTGCGGCACTTCGGCCTCGACGAGCGCGTCGAGCACGCCGCCGATGCCGGCCGGGTCTGCGCCGACGCGGTCAAGCAGCCCCGCGCGCTCGATGCTCGCGACGATGTCGGCCACGTCAGTCACGTCGTCGCCGATCTGCGCAACGACTGTCAGGTCACCTTCCTTCTCGAAGTCGTGCAGGCGCGACGCGATCTCTTTTCGGCGCTCGAACACGGACGGATGCGCCCATGCATGCGTCCAGAGCAGCCAGCGCCGCGTCTCTCGTTCGCGGCCGATCACGGCGAGGCCCAGCAAGTCGTCCAGGCCGCCGCCGTCGATGCCCACATCGATCACTTCGCTGCGCTCGATGAGCTGCTCAAGCGTGATGCGCGGCGCATGCGCGGCGGCTTCCCAGAAATCCGCGCCCGCCCAGCGGTCGCTGCGCAGCGCGAGTCCGATTTCGACGTTGGCGTGCTTCGCGAGGAAGCCGCGGAACGACTCTTCGCTCTCGGTTTTCGCCTTCGCGAACTCGCGATGGAGGAACGCCTCGTCGACGGAAAACCCGAGATTCGGGTTCACCATCGCCAAGTTTTCGGCCAGCAGATGCTCTTTGCGAGCCACCATCTCCGGCGGATGCTCGAAGATGACTGGCACGAAGCACTTGTCGATCACCTTGCCGTCGCGCACGTCGCGCGCGTACTGCAGCTTCTGCTTGAAGACGCCCGCCGGCGGGTCGTCGGACTGCGTCGTCAGGTAGATGACGAAGCCTTCCGGCCGCGACGCCAGGCCACCTATGGCCTCGCGCAGCATGTTCTCCGCGTTCGGCTGCTTGCCGAAGAGCCACACCTCATCGACCAGCGTGCCGACGCTCTTCTTGCCGCCGACCGTGTTCGAATCGGCCGCGACCACCTTCAGCGTGGCACCGCTCGTGCGGTGCGTGATCGTCTTGATGTGCGTCTGCACCTGGAACAGGTCGTCGAGCTCAGGCTCGTGCTTGACCATGTCCCGGCTCGGCGCGAACGAGTTATTCGCCACCTCGATCGTCGGCGCCAAGATCGCGTATTCGGCCGACATCCGCCAGTTCAGGATCATCGCGGTCATCATGATCCCGGCCGCGAGCGTGGACTTCGAATTCTTCTTGGGGATGCACACGAACCACTCAGTGATCAGCCGGCGCCCGCTCCCCGCGTCGTACGCGCCGAAGATCGATGACACCAGATCGAAGACCCACTGCGCGCACGACTCGCCGAACGTCGGGCTGCCCGACGCATCAACGATCTTCAGTTCCTTGAAGACTGCGAGCGCCTGCTCCGCCTGCTCCGGGAAGATCGGCGGCGGAATGATCGACCGCCCCGTCTTGAGCCTCTCAGCCCAATCGGGACATGCCGTCGACCATTCCATCGTCAGACCTTCTTGCCGCCGTTCGCTACCAGCTTCGGCGCCGTCAACGCGGCAAATTTGCTCGCGGCTTTCTCTGCGGCCTGCGTCTTCGCATCTTTCTTGCCGCCCTCGCCGAGCTTCTGGTGCATGAACGGCATGAGGACCTGCGCGGCCGTTACGCGCAGACGCGGTTCCGTCCGGCCGTCGTTCATGGCCGCGAGCAGGAACTGCTTCGGATCCGAGAAGTGGGTCATCGCGGTCAGGTCAAACCCGGCAGCGAGCGCGGCGCTCGCCACTGCTTCGTCGGCATTCGCCTTCGCGTCGTCTTCCGACGCGCGGGCGTCATCTTCGGTCGCGGCGGCCGCTTTCGGCGCCCGCGAAGTCCTTGACGTAGGCTTCTTGCGGCGCTCAGCAAGGTACGCGGCGATGTCCCGGTCTTTAACAAGACGCGAGCCCGCTGCCGACGCGGTCTTAACGCTGTACCCGGCCTCGACAGCCGCGTCCTTATTGGTCTTGCCGGCCAAAACAGCGTCAGCGAACAGCCGTTTCTTCGCTGTTAAAGCCATTAACAAATCCTCAAAAGGGCGATTTTTTCTGTCCGTGCGGGAACGGGCGGTCTATGCAGTTTTTACCTGCCAACTTTCAACCCACCCCTCCCCATCTGTAGCGTTTACAAAGCTGCTTCCTGCCGCTGCTTCTCGCTGCTGTGGTGCCGCGCGCAGAGCGACTGCCACCGGCTGCTATCCCAGAAGACCGCCATGTCGCCACGGTGCGGGTCCATGTGGTCAACCACTGATGCGTAGGGCAAAGCGATGCGGCGCTCGGTGCACGCGAGGATGATCGCCTCGATGCTCGTCGCCGCGACGCCAGCGTCACGCAAACAGAAAGCACAAAACGGATGCGCGGCAAGGAACGTGGCACGCGCCTTCTGCCACTTGTATCCATAGCCGCGCTGCGTGCTGCTCGTCTTGTCCGTGCGCCACGATCCGGGCTGCATCGTCGCCACTCGGCCAGCCGCCTGTTGCAGGCGCGGCTTCAGGGTCTGCAGCTTGGGTCGGTTCATTGCGCTGTAGAATCGATGCGCCGGGCGGTCCGGCACCCTATTAAAAGGAATAACTATGGGACAGTTTTACGGTAACGAAGCCAATAAAGCAGCGGTCGCGACGGTGGTCGCAGCACTCGAACATGGCACGATTAAGCTGCTTGGGCCCGTACATCGCGATGACGTCGTGGCAAATGGCAAGGCTGACGCGACCTATTTGGCCACGCTTCTGAATGAACTCACGATTCAGCTTTCCAGCAACAGAGGCGAATGAAAGCAAAAAGCCCGCACGGCGCAAACCGAGCGGGCTTTTCTTTGGGCGAGCGAACGCCCCACGCGCGAAATAGTACGATAAGACGGGCTGGTTTACAACCCCTTTCTAAATGCGCGGTGCGCGCGTGCTGAGAAGCCCTTTCGCAAGGAGCGCCGGGCGCATGAGAGCTTTAGCATCGGCATAGTCACGATCCTGCGTCGCTGGACTGCGAGGATTCTGGAACACCACCGCGCCGGCGACGAAGTTGCGCACGGCGGTCATCACCGCAATGCGATGCGGCAGTGACAGCTTCTGGATGATCGGATCGACGGCCTGCCCGGTTGCCGCGCGCAGCTGATGATCGACGACATCGCTCAACTGGTCGTAGTCCATCCACTGGTTGCTGATCTTGAAGTCGCGGCACGTCGCATCCGCGCGACCATAGCCCAGCGCCGGCTCGTATGCCTGGCTCCATTCGTACCACTCGGTTAGCACCGCATCGATCTCATCTGCGGCGATTGCGCTCGTCGTCATGTTCGTCCTCTTTCCGTATTGTTCGCAGCGGTATCCGTGGTTCTTGCCGTTGGCGCAGATGGTTTGCATGGAGCCGATGAATTCGTAGGTTCGTTCGTGTGGGCAGCCCTTGCAGGTGCCGCCCTCCTTTGCGATCAGTTGCAGCAACGGATCGCGGAATGTGCGCGGCGCGCGCGGTGTCAATACGACACCTCATGCCCGAAGACTTCAGCGACACGCAAGCGGCAGATGGCAACCTTCGGTGACTCGTCGACCATGATTCCGTGGAAGTCAGGGTTCATCTGCGATTCGGCCAGCCATTCGAGCTTTCCGTCTTCGCGCACGCGCGGATACGTCACATAGCGCTGGCGTTCAGCGATCGGTGCGGCGATGTGCCAGTTGTCGGACGGCTGATACTGGATGAAGCCAACGGACTGCACGTCGATTTGGCACCAGTCCATGCCGCACGCGCGCTTCACTTCTGCCTTCATGCCTTCGGCTTTTGCCACCCAATAGTCGAGCTGCGCGCCGGAGAGTTGAGCGACGTTCATTTCGGCTCCACGGCAATTGAGAGAGGCGGATGCGTCGTGCCGACGACCCACAAGGCGACCAGGCCGCCATTATTGAGAGCGGCGAGCTCGTCCGCGGACGGCCGCCAAAACGACACCACGTGCTCGACGCCTTCATGCTCGATGCGGGTGATCGGCAGTGCGCCGCACGGCAGTTGTTTCTGATCCCAACCCTGCGGCGCGCCGAGCACGGCGTTGTTCGATGGATGCTGTGTCCGTTCCATAGCTATTTCGTGACCTTCGAGGACTGCGGGAGATTCCAGTTGCGGCGGCGGATGCCGGTGACGGCGTAGAACCAGTCGAAGTCGGCGGGAAGTGTTTTCATGCTGTCTCTCTCACGTCCATTTCTGTCATGCCGCTCGCGAGGAACGGCGCCAATGTCTTGCTGTTGTCGTCGATGTATGCCCGCGTCCGATACACGCCAGGCTCAATCCACGCATCGTCGAGAATCGGTATCCCTTCACGCCGATCCTCGGGAATCCATGCATCAACCCAGACAAACGGCCGGTCTTTGCTCTGAATCTTCGGCAGCGCCAGTCGATACACCATCGTTTCGAGCGTCTGCGTCAGCCGGAACCGCTCCATCGCGTACCGCTTGCCGTTGCGACCACGCGGCGAGCGCCACCCCGTTTCCGCTGGAATTCGAATCAAGCACCGCACCCTCTTCCTCCTTCAAACCCATCTTTGCCGCGCGCACGGGCAGCCAGCGCTCGTATGCGCGATCCCACGCGGCGAATTTCTCTTCGCGCGCCGCCGGGCCTTGGTCGATCCATGCATGACATGCGGAGCATCCGGGAACAGTTTTCTCGTGCGCCGCCTTCAGCCCCATGCCCTTGCCGTGCTTCGACTGGTTCGAATGGCACGGCACGACCGACTCGCGCCCGACGCACACGCCGAACACGCGTAGGAAGCACGGCTCGCCGCGGCACGCCGCCAGATACTTCGAGCCTTCGGCAACCGTCGGCTTCTTCACGCGCGCCTTCATTGCCGAGCGGCGCAGCGTCGTCGTGCGGTCTGCCGTCTTGAACGGCGAGCGCTTCATCGGCGTTTTGCGCTGCAGGGGCGCGGAGCGCTTCACGCGGCCTCCGCTTCGTCGAGCAGCTCGACCACCGCGTCTTGCGAGATGACGGGCATATCGCCAGCCAGGCCGACGATGTGACGCGCCTGCATGATGCGCAGACCGAGCCCGCGGGCCAGCGTGTGCTCGACCGTGGCGCCGCGCGATTGCTCCCAGCCCGGCAGAAGCGCGATGCCGTCGCACGTCACGAGCTCGCGGATGTCCGCGCGCATGGCCGTCAGCCAGTCGGGATTCGGGCCGACGTCGATCTCTGCCGGGTTGACGATCTCGAAGCCCATCGCGCGCAGACGTGCCGCTTCGGCATGAAACGCCGGGAAGTTCAGTTCGGGATAGCCGCTCATCGGCCCCGCCACGTAAATCTTCATGCTGCGATCCTCCCGACGCGGCACATGGCCTGAATTCCGGCGAACAGCACCGAGATCGCATCGGACACCGCGCGCGCCTCCTGCTCGACCTTCGCAGTGATCTCGCTCGACGATGGAAACGTCTTCCCCGTCCATCGGTAGATCGCTGGTGCGCGGCCGTTGCCCTTGGGCTCCGACTTCCGCGTCTGCTCGATGTACCCCTGACGGATCAGGGTGATGAATACGTGCTTCGTCGCGTCGCGCGACTTTTCCAGGTCGTCGGCGATCGCGCCGATCGTCGAATGACGGCGCCGCTTCAGCGCCTCCAGCACGATGCGCTGATTCAGCGGCATCACCTTGTGCGTCTTCTTCGGCATCGCGCGAGCGCTCAAGTCCTGCCGCGCGTAGTTTTCGGTGCATCGCATCAGAATTCCTCCACAGCCCAGCCGCCGCCGGACTTCTTCGCATTCGCCGTCACCGCGATGAATCGAAGCGGGTACTGGTCGGCGACGACCTTCACCTTTACCCGCGCGTCGTCTTGCCAATGGCCCTTCACCTCGTGACACTCCAGCTCTCCGCTCGCGAGCATCACGGCGAAGTCCGGCGTGTAGAACGTGTTGTCGGCCAGGCGGAACTTCATGCCCTCGAAGCGGAACCAGACGATGTCGCCGGCATGCTTGCGCTGCTCAAGGTGAGCGGCGTAGCGGCGCTCCGTGGCGTTCATCGCGCCCGCCTTCAGCCGTCCAAGCGCCTGCAAGGCTTTCTTCGCTGCCTCGCGCGGCGCTGCCGTCTTGCGCGCCGCCGGGGCGAGCGACTTGACGGGCTCAGAGCACGACGCGATGTCGTCGAATTCGCTGTTCGGCTGCGTGCCGAATTTCTTCGCCAGCGCGCGCTGCTGCGAGTCGCGGCCGACGCTCATGTCTTCGCGCACGCGGGCGGTGCCCACGTTCTTCGTGCCTTCGGCGACGTGCATCGGCCAGGCTGCTCGCTTCGCCATCAGAAGTCCCCCATGCGCAGGCCGTACACGTTCGGCGCGGCGTGATCGCTGCGCTCGACCATCAAAAGTCCGGCCGCCTCAAGCTCGCGAACGGCGTTCCAAACGGTCATCAGCGAGACGCACATGTCCGCCGCAAGCTCCGGAGCGGTGATGGCGCATACGCCGTTGGTGCTCTCAGACCGGCGAGCCAGGGCCAGCAGCAAAAGCTTCTGGGATGGCTTGACCTTCTTCGTCCACACGAGATCGGTGAAAGTCTTCACGCGGCCTCCGTGTTGCCGTTCTTGTCGCGAGGGACGTCGTTGAAGTAGGCGTAGAGCTGCTCGTAACGCTCCTCGCTCTCGCGCCCGACCGTGCGCAGCATGTCTTCCATCCATTCGCCCGGGCCCGCCGCCTTGAACACGCGGACCTTCAGGTGCATGAACGACTCGCCGTCCTTCAGCTTCACGCCGAGTTGCGCGGCGCGCGTCTCGATGCCCGCCGACGACTTCCACCAGTCCGACGCGATCGCTGGCGCGCCGCCGGCCGCCGAGGCGACACCATCGGGCTTCACAGCGAACAGGCCGGTCCAGCCGCGCAGCACCGCTTCCTCAACCGTGACTTCCGGCGTCTGGCCAGCAGCAGCCAGCTTCAGAAGCTTCTTGATCGACACACGTGCCGCGCCGCGCGTCCACGGAGCGTCCTTATGCTTCGCCTCGCGGTGCTCGCACCACATTTCCCAGACATCCGCGGGGATGCTTTCAGGAAGTTCGACTTGGCGAAGATGGTCATGCAACGCAACTCGCGGCGCACGCCGCGCGAGTTGGTCGTTGCCTTTCTGTTCCTCTGGTAGTTCCTTGGTAGTTCCGTGTCCCAAATTTGGGACTGTTTCCGCGGAAATTTGGGACTGTTTGCCGGAAGATTTGGGACCGTTTGAATCCAAATCTGGAACTGTTCCGTTTTTGGAACTGTTCCGTTTTTGGGATCCTTTAACAGTGCCGTTTTCGGAACCGTTCCGGATTTGGGACCGTTTCGTTTCAGGAGGACCGATTTCGACGGCCTTCCCTTCACGGTTGGTCATCGTGACCTTGCTCGCACCGACGGGCCGCGTGATCTGATAGACGATGATCTGTCCCGTGCGGCCCGTGCGCTCGCCGGTGTCTTCCAGATAGCCAAGTTCCGTCAGGCGCTTGATGTTCGCGAGGATCGTCTTGCGGTCCTGCTCGATGAACTGCTCGATCGCGTCCATGCTCGCCCAGACCCGGAAGTCTTCGTTGGCGAAATCGGCCAGGGCGATCAACACGCACTTCGGCGAGCTTTTGCCGACGCGTTGCGCACGGACCCAGAATGTCGCTGTTACGCTCATGAGGCCCTCAGTGGAGATCCGCGCCGCGCATCTTCTGCGCGATCTCGGTGAGCCCCTTGGCAGTCACGAGAACCTGCGTGGTGACCTTTTCGGAACCGTCGTTGCGGTGCACGGTCGTGATCTTGTGTTCGAGCACGCCGCGCTGCAGCTTGTCCTGATAGGCGGTCCACGTGGCATTGCCAGGGCGGCGATAGATCCAGCCATTGGACTGCATCCACTCGAACACGCGCTTCGGCTGCTCCTGCAGGTTCTTGGCGGCGTCCGTGATGCACATCGCACCCTGCGCGGCGACTGTCAGCCGCTCCAATGCGGCAACCTTCGGCGCTGCCTCGATGACCTGCTGCTGAAGCGCGAGATTCTTGTCGACCTCGTCGGCCCATGCGCGCGCTGCGATGGCCGGGTTCGTGAAGTCGGGCAACTGGGGCTTCGAGACTTGCTCTTCGAGCGCTTGCCAACGATCCACGAGGCGCGCGGTGAATTCCGGCGAGAGCTGCGCGACGATCACATAGCTGTCGCGCTTGCCGACTCGATACTCCGCGGCGCGCCGGCCGAGGCTGTCGAGGTATTCCCCCAACGGGGGAACAGCGATCACGCCGCGCGCGGCAAGGCGCTCGATCGACTGCTTGACCTTGTCGTGTCGCGATTCGACCAACTCGGCAATTTCGCGGCTCGACATCGTCGGCGCGCCCAGAGCGATTTCGTTCATGGATGACCTCACAGGTCGTGGTCGTGACCGCACGGCAGCGTGCCATCCGCGCGTTGCTTGGCGCCGCAACCGATGCAGGTCTTCGCCTCTTCGGCTTGAACCTGCTCCTGTTGCTCGGCAGTGAGCGGGCCGTCGAAGAAACGACCCGTCGTGATCATGTCGGGGAAGGCTGCGAACACGTGACCGTCAGGCATCTGCATCACGACACCTTCTTCAGCAACGAGACAACAGCTTCGCCAGTTCGCTGCATTGCCGATTCCACTTGGCCGATAAGCGACTTCTTCACGCTGACGTCGTTGACCAGGCTGTTATGCAGTCTGGGAAGTTCGCCCGGATCAATACCGTCGAGTAGATCGGCAGCGTCCGATTCCGTGCGATGGTTCGCGCGGACGATCGCCTGGACGATGGCTTGCGGATTGACGTCGGCTTCCGTGGCAGAAGAGCGCTGGCGCGCCGTCACGTCGATCTGACCAAGCCACTCATTCAAGTACGAGATGCGCAGGTCGACAGGCATAGCGGCGAGAATCGAACGCTCGAAATTCGCCGGCATGAAGTTGCCGTCCTTCGTTCGGTCATCGAGCCAGCGAAAGATGCGATCAGCGGCGTTTTTCGCGCACGTGAACGCGTCGCCGGACATGTCGAAGTCGAGCTTCGGCAACTTGTCGCCGCCCCATGCGCGATGCGCCTCGACAACCAGCAGAGCAACCGATTCACGGCTGCCGACGCGTGCTTTCCAAGCCTCCACGTGGTCCGACAAGATCGCCAACTTCGTTTTATGCGATTCGATTCGCATGATCTTTCCCTATTAGCTCGGTACTATTCGTTCAAACAAAAACAACACGTTTGACGGGGTAGAACAAAAATGAAAACAAGCGCGAGTGACCATTGCGCCGTTAGTACTGCGAATCTCAGACCGTTGAGCCATCCACTCGAACCGGCAGCAGACTCGGCGCCGCTTACTTCGTTACTTTTGCTGGTCCTGCTGAATCCGCTTTCAGTCTGCGGATCTGCAGGACCGCTTTCTTCCGAACTTCATCCAGATACGCTTCGGGAAAATTCTTCGCGACCAGATCAAGCAGCATCGCGCGGACTTCCTTCTGCTCTGCTGCGGTAAGCGCCACGTCGCTCATGCCGCCACCGCCCGTTTGTCGTATTCGGGCCAGTATTTCTGCCAGTCATCCGGCCGCAACTCCTTGCGGGACACGCCCGTCTTTGCTTCGATCGTAGGGCAATGAACGGCCGGAACGTGCCGACCCTCAGACAACCACTGATGGACGGCGCCCTTTGTAACGCCGAGCAAATCACCGAGGGCCTTGTAGCCCCCGGCAATTGCCGCCGCGCGTTCAACCGGATGCTCTTTCATGGATTCGCTCGTGAGTGACGTTTCAAGCAAGTATAGGATTTCTAGACACGAAAGTAAAGAAATTCGAGACACGGCTCGTTTAGATTTCCTATACCCTCCGCGCATGGAAATCAGAAACTGGATCCGGACCGCGCGTAAGAAGGCCGACCTAACACAAGAAGAGCTCGGCGCAAAGCTCGGAGTGACCAAGGGAAACGTGTCTGCTTGGGAAAATGGCAGACACGAGCCGAGCTATGCTCAGCTACAACAGATTTCCGCTTTGGCTAAATTGCCGATGCCCGACCAGGGCGCGGCCAAGCCGGAACCGCTCGGAGCCGAGGGGAAGGAAGGACAGGCCCGCATCCAAGAAATCCTGGGTGAGCTCGGGTTGGATGCCGGCGCATTTGCGCAGGGTGCGAAAATCGACGTGGGGATTGTGCAGAACTGGCTTAAAGCTGGTGGCCCGATCAGCATCGAGAATGCGATCGCCGTCCAGGCGGCGTATGGCTACAACAGTATTTGGCTTCTCTCTGGAAAGGGAGAAAAGAAGGCTGCGGTCCCACATAACGATGAGTACCGTCCAAAGGCGGTCGGCAGGCGGAGGGCTCTTGCAGTGGTAGGAATGGCACAGCTAGGTGATGATGGGTTTTGGGCTGACATTGAGCATGCTGTCGGCCATGGAAATGGGTATATCGATTGGCCGACGGCCGATCCGGACGCGTACGCAATCGAGTGCGAAGGCGACTCAATGCTCCCGCGGATCAAACCCGGTGAATTCGTGATCATCGAACCAAACACGCCGGTCACCCCTGGCGAAGAGGTTCTCGTGCGCGCTAAAGACGGACGAGTGATGGTTAAGGTGTTCGCCTATCGCGCAAGCGGGCGCAGCCATTTCCTGTCGACGAACAAGGCGCACGCGGCGATTGCAATCTCGGATGCGGAGATCGAGAAGATGCATTTCGTCGCTGGCATTGCAAAGCGGGCGATGTGGCGCCCCGATTGACATAAAAAGACAGACTAAAGGCCATGCACGACGCGAGAGAGCCAGCTTGGGCTGGCGCGGCTGCCACTGCCGGCGGCGGAGAAGTGACGTTCCTGGAGGTGGGTGACGTCCGGGTTACAAGTGCTCGATTCATCGTCCCGAGTCAGACGTTTGCGATGAGCGGGATCACGTCTGTCAAGCACTGGCGCACGCCGCGCAGATGGCTATTCGGTGCCCTGATGCTGTTCATGGGCTTGCCGATGCTATTTTCAGGTGTGGGCCTACTCTACGACGGCGAATCCAGTGGCCCTCTGGTGCTCGGCGCACTATTCTTCGCGCTTGGCGTCTATTTGATCTGGCGCGGCCGTCCTCAGTCCCAAGTGCGACTCCAATCCGCTTCCGGTGAGACGAAGGCCTTCGCGTCCCACGATGACGCACTGGTGCGGCGGATCGTCGGCGCGCTAAATGAAGCGATCGTATTTCGCGGCTGAGCGCCGCACACACAACGATAAGAACGCCATGAACACAGAAAAAGACCAGGACGGGCAACCGCTAATTCGCGCATTCCGCGCACAGGCCGTGTCCGAGCGAAAACTAGACGAATTGATCGGCATCGTCAAGGGCGTGCTGGCCGACGGCAACGTCTCGCAGGGCGAAGCGGAATTTCTTCTCCGCTGGATGGAGGCAAACCGTGACGTTGCCGCCATCTGGCCGGCCAGCGTCATTTATCCCCGCATTGCCGCGGCTCTCGCCGATGGCGTACTTGATCTGCGCGAGGAAGGCGAACTTCTGGAGTTGCTTCTGCAAACGGTCGGCGGGAACAAGGCACCGGACCAAGGGCAAGCATCGGATTCCACCACATTGCCGCTGACGCGTCCCGCGCCGGGAGTCGTTTTCGCCGAGCGCAGCTTCTGTTTCACAGGCAAATTCTTCTCTGGGACGCGCGACTGGTGCCACCAACAGGTGCACGAGCGCGGTGGCGTTCCGGCCGACGGGATAACGAAGAAGCTTCACTACCTCGTCATCGGCGAGATCGGTTCTCGCGATTGGCTGCATTCGACCTACGGCACCAAGATCCAGAAGGCGGCCTCATATGCTTCCGCCGGCGCACCCCTGATCATCGTCAGCGAAGAGCACTGGGCCAGCCATCTGGCCTGAGGGAGAGCGCTGAGGCAGCGCGGCGCTGTCTGTGAGCCGTCCGCCACCGCCGGCGTGCGAAATGCCACACAGCGCAGTCAACTAAAATGAATCACAATAACTTTTAAGTTAAGATCTTGCGCATAGCTGCCGTTATCAGTGATGTCTGGAGCATCTACGAGCTGCTCAATGATCGGGGAGACGCGGTGCTCTCTGGGGTCCGAGAGGACGAGATGTCAGCTTGTCTCGCATTCCTCGCGAAGGTCTCCGTTCATGGCCCGGCATCGCTGCCGGATAACAGGAGTCATCATGTTTCGACAGACGAACCGAAGATCTGGCAGTTCGATGTCACGGCGAAGTTGCGCTTACTCTGGTTCTACGATGCGGGCAAACTAGTCGTCGTATCACATTGCTTCTACAAGCAGGGCGGGAAGAAAAATACAACACCGCGGGACCTTGTCGAAGCCGCGCAGGGCGTCTTTAGGCAGTATTTCGCCGACAAGGCAAACGGCAATTTACAGATCGAGGATGGATCGGACGATGAAGATCAGTAACCGTTACCAAAAGGCTTTTGAACAGGCAAAGGAAACGCCGGCTTACTGGGCCGAGGGCGCGATGTTAGACATCGCGCGTCAGATTGTTGCGGTGATGCGAGACAAAGGAATCAGCCAGGCGAAACTGGCGGAAATGATGGGAAAACATGCTCCGTTCATCAGTCGCGTGCTGAGCGGGGAGCATAACGTCACGATTCAGACGATCGCGGAAGCCGTCCATGCGCTGGACGCGCATCTGGACGTACGCATCGTACCGAACAAAGCAATCTCGCTTCCGATAACCGAGTTCACGGCCACTGTCGACCATGCTGCGATGACCCCAAGTCACGGCATTGGTTTTCGAAGCCTCAAATTGGTCAAGCTGCATGCTATGAATCAGACTGCACAAGAGCAGAACTTCTTTAAGAAGGTTGCATGAACGACAAGCTCGCCTTCGTCCTTGACCACTTGATGATTCAATCGGCCTTCCCATCCAAGATTTCTTTTGAGGTGGCCGACTCGTACGATCATCGTGACGCGTTCGACACTTTCACGCGACTAACGTGGAGGAACGCAGACGCCATGCTCGGAGAAATCGAAGTTGAGGCTGCTGAAGGGTCCCAAAAGATTCACATCTTCCGATTCAAGATCGCAACTAGGACTAGGCTTGTCCGCATGGGGCCAGAAGGACTGCTGGGCGACGACAAAGAGCCGGCGCCTGAGGACGTCGTTTTTGATGCGAACATTGACTTCATGGTGGAATATCTCGTCCACGGGTGTCTCCCGACGGATCTTGACGAGGATGCTGTCTCCGAATACTCGTTGAGAAACGTCCCGTATCACCTCTGGCCCTTTTATCGCGAATTGATTCAGAGTCTCGCGGTCCGGGCGCGCATCCCGCCGCCCAACGTCCCGTCGTTCCGCGTGCCTAAAACCCACCAGAAACCGACAAGCTAACTGTCGGACGCCGATGGCACACAACTAAACCCGCTTCGGCGGGTTTTTTGTTGTAGACGCTTAAGAAGGAGTTATTCCCTGCCGATATTTCTCGACATGGAACCCAGTCTGCTCGCCAGCTCATACGAGCTGCAACTCATCGATCAGGATCTCGCGCACCTTCGCGCTGTGCTCGCGACGATACTCACAGACCACAACCGCGTCCTCCCGCTCGTCTACTGGCGCGCCCGCGTCGTCCGGATTCTCAGCAATACCCGCATTCTGCCGGCGCAAGCGAGCATTGCCGCGACGCTTCTGGCCGCGATCGATTCGACTGCGGAGATGCAGCCTTATGCGAAGGCCAGTTGAGTCTCGTCTCTGTTGCGTTGAGGCACCTGCTCCTGCGATGCGCATCGCACGCGCAATCGATTGCTCAGATCAATGCTATCTTTCCTCCTGCGAAAGCAATGGGAAAGCTCGCCCCGCTAGAAGCCGAGCATCCAAGGGACTCAAAATGAAGAAGACAATCGCCGCCGCGCTCGCCTGCGCTGCTGTCCTCGCCGCGTGTGGCGGCGGTGGAGACGGCGGGCCGACGACGTCGAAGAATGTGATGTCGATCAAGTATTACGGAGCACCAATGCCACAAGCCAATCAAGCCGTTTCGAAGGCCGCAGTTGCGCATGCCGCCTCGGGCCCCGCGGACGACGGTGGCGCGGCCGCAACCGTCCAAACACTAACGCAGGCCCTTGCCGCTCAAGGCGTCACAGCGGAAGTCACGCCCGTTACGATGACAGCGACCGCTCTCCACGACCTTGTCATGAGCACGAATGGCGGCGTGCGCCCGACGAATGATGACCTGGCAAAAGCAAATATCAAAGCGACGGGATATGCCGTCGTCAACTTCCAGCTCGACGACATGGTGACGTCGCGAGACGATCCCGCACAAGCCGCCGCGCTTGAGCAGTTCAAACAGGACCTCATCACCTTCATCCAGCAGCAGCATCTCGATGCGAAGTGGACATTCATACTGACGCCGATCCCGACGTGCGATCTCCCCGTCGGTCACACTGCGGCCGACGGACTGAGCGAAGCGGAGGCTAAAGCGACGTCCGAGGCGCTCGCGTTCATGGCTGGAGAGGTGCCGTCGTCCGCCGTGGCGCAGCCGAATGGTGACCTGATTAACACGTCAATCATCGGTCATATGGGCGCGGACTGCCGCACTCCGGACGCGTATATCGTGGACCACTGGACCCAGACTGCTGCTGCGCGCATGGCCTTGAGCTTCAACGCCTCGCCCGAAAAGTAATTGAAAGATAAGGCACCAATCTAAAGCCCGCGGGATTCCCTGCGGGCTTTTGTGTTCCCGCGCGCCATCGTCCCTCCCTCGCCCCGCCTGTTACAAAAATCAAACGCGCGTGTATAGTTTTTCTTGACTTTTACAGTCTCGATTTTCTATACTTCAATCCAAGCACTCACCACGTCGGTGAGTGGACCGGAGAAAAAGGATGGCGCGCGCACTCAACGACAACGCATTACTTCGAGACGTCGAGCGCCTCGAAGACGTTCAGACGATTTACAAGAGGATCGGGGTGGCGACTGCGACCTTCATGGCGGTCGGATTCGGCTGGTTCCTGTGCGTCGCTGTTCCGGCAAAGGCGATCTGGCAATGACTCTACTGAAGATCTGGGCCGTCGTTTTGATCGTCGCGGCGGCCTTCCTCGCCATCGATTCCGAAACGTCGCACCGCAAAGCTGAAATGGAACGCTGCGCACATACGCGCTGCATCTGATCAACATCCCGAAAAGGCTCACCGAAATGGCAATCGCTCTTGTAGTACTCCTCTTCTTCGGCGTATGCGCGCTTGTGCTGTTTCGCGGCGCTGCTAACGAGATTGATCGCATGGCAGAGCTCGAAGAAGCGCAGCTGCGCATCCGTTGGCCGGCGGCGCACTGAATTCCAACCAACCGCGCGCCGGCGCGAAATCCGGCAGGAATCCCTGAGAGGAGGACGGCGTGGCATGCCTGAAACACGGGATCGCCTGCGTGGATCGAGTGAAGCGCGAACAGCCGTGACAGGCCGGAGAGACGGCCAACAAATTCAACCACACGATCGGAGGATCGGATGAAGAAGGCTTTCACGCAGACGCTTATGGAGTTGCGCGGTGGCGCAGTCGTCGAAGAGGCGACGAACGAACTGAACACGCTCGTCGCGATGGTGCGCGACACCGGCAAGGCCGGAAAGATCACGATTACCGTCGAGGTGAAGCCGTTCGCCAAGGTGCAAGACGCGCTCGAAGTAACCGGCAAGGTCGTCGCCACGCTGCCTCGCGAGAAGGAAAGCGCCGAAGTCTTCTTCCCGACCGTCGAGAACAACCTGTCGCGCCACAGCGAGCGTCAGACCGAACTGCCGGGCATCTCGCTGGCAGACAGCAATTCCATTGGCCGCGCCGTCTCGTTCGGCTGATCGCCGGCTAAACCGTCACACCTCTAAAACCAACAAGGAAAGTCATGCTCGAAAACTTCAATGGCGAAAAAGACGTCGCCGCCCTGCTCGCCGCTGGCGTCTCGCTCGCAGATCCGAAGAAGAGCCTACTTAGCGACGGCGTGCCGTACGTGGTCGTGCCGGAAGGCTACCGTGTCGAACACCTCTTCGATCGCGATGAAAACCCGGCGCGCGCAACCGGCACCGTCAAGCTGCGCGATGCGGCGAGCTTCATCGAGTATTTCAACCGCCAGAAGCGCGCCGAGAGTCTGATCTATGCGTCGCTCGACCCGGCCCGCATCCTCGGCGTGATCGACGATCACCGCGCATACGGTTCTCTGAAGGACTCGCATGACGGCGCCAACTGGCGAGCCTACCGCGTCGAGTTTCCGGTGCCGGCCTCGCGCGAGTGGAAGACGTGGACGGGCGCAGATCGTAAGCCGATGTCGCAGCTCGAACTCGCTGAGTTGATCGAGGACAATCTGCCCGACATCGTGAGCCCGGACGGCTCGACGATGCTCAGCGTCGCGCTGAACTTCGAGGCCAGCAAGGAAGGCAACTTTGTGTCGGCGGCTCGCCTGCAGGACGGCAGCACGAACTTCGTCTGGAAGGAAGACGTGAACGCGACCGGCAACAAGATCGCGATGCCGTCGCAGATCACGCTGAGCATTCCGGTGTTCGAGAACGGCGCGCCTTATTCGCTCGACGCACGCATCAAATACCGCATCAAGGACGGCGTGCTGAAGATCTGGTACGAGCTGATCCGCCCACACAAGGTGCTCGAAGTCGCGTTCCGGGCGATCTGGGCCCAGATCGAAGAACAGACCTCCACCAAGATTCTGCTCGGCACGCCCGAGTAATCCCTTCCCTTGACCAACCCGCAGGCCGGTGCGCAACCCGGCCGTCTGAGTTGATGACGTTGCACCCTTACCGTGATGGTCATCCTCACCGGCGGTGACCGTAAGTATCGCCGCCTAGCAAAGAGAGGAACTTGAAGTCGGCGCGAAGGACTTTAACCGGAGACTTCATGCCGGTCATGATTTTCTGCGTCGCGATGGAAACGATTCTTTGCATGTTGATTTGCAACGCTCGGTTGTCGCCTGGCAGTGAACCGTCAGAACCGAAAACGTCGGCAAGGCATTCGTGTGTCACCTGGATTCGAAACGTCTTGTCGGCAACCTGTTGATTGAAGAAGAGATCTCCCTCCAGGCGCAGCACGGGTCGCTGAGGTAGTGCATTCATGAAGGAACGTCCTAGGTTAGCTATGAAAAATGCGCAAGACGCTTACTCGCAGCGTTCGATTAATCCTGCGGCCATGTCGGCCAGAGAAGTGTATGGCTCCAACAGCGCAGCATGGCAAAGCCGCTTATGCGAGTCGTCGACTAAACAACCTAGCGCGCCGACGAGCGTAGGCCGACCCGCGGCTATAGGCGTCCTCTTCGGAAGGGAATCTGATTGCACTGTCGTGACGGGCCTCGGTGACCCTAGGACCGGTCAAGTCGATGTCAACGACGGTGAAGGCGAAGCCGCCAGTTTGCAGCGGGTGCACCACGACGTGGTACTCATGATTTCCGACCTTGATCAAGCGCGCCATAGCGAATTCCAGCGGAAGGCAAACACAACGGGAAATTCATTGTGCGCTTTTTCTGAGGCCGCAAACGAGAGATTAGGGAGCGGGTGGTATTTAAGCGTCGAAAACCGATAAAGAGGCGAGTGTGAGCGAAAAAAGCTTGTGGATGCTCCGCATTGAGGAACCCGATGACATCTTCGTCAGAAGTCAGCGGCCGTGACGCCGATCGGCGATTCTTCGCCGTCGAATGCCTTCCGGATCACCACGTCGGAGATTCGATCGATGTTCGCCAGGACCGCCGCCTCGTCTCCGAGCGGCGAGCCATCGGAACCGAAAGTCTCCCTGAGGCAGTTGTGAGCGACTTGTACTTGGACTGTGACTCTATGAATCAGATAGTGGAAAAACAGGCTCCCGTCTTCGTGTTCGAAGGCCGGATTACGTGAGGAAATCATGATGGAACGCCCTATAGCTCTTCGCGGTTATGCACTACCTACCGAGCTTGGCAGCGCGTCGCCGTGCGTCCGCTGCGCCGCCGTCATGTGCCTGATTTTCAGTTTCGAAACGAAGCCCGCTGTCGTGACGTTTCTCGGAGACGTCCGTGCCGACTCGGCGGATCTCGATGACCGAATACGTGAAGCCGCCACCACGAAGTGGGGATACGGCAATTTGAAATTCGTGATCGCCGACTTTGATCGGGTCGCTTGTCATAGACGCTCCGGATGTTGGAAACAATCCTAACACGAGCGAAAGATTGACCCATCCGGCGCAGCGCGCGCCGGGACAACGAAGAGGCCAGCATGAGTGAGAAAACCCTGTGGATGCTCCACATCCAAGGACCGGACGACATCATCGCCGCACCGTCGAAAAAGGAAGGCGACAAGGTCGCGGCAGCGTTCAACGCGTACTGGGGTGCATACCTCGCGAAGCAGCGTGCGCAGTCGGTCGCTGAGGGCAAGAACCCGGATCACTGGCCGACCGTCACCGCCGCCGTGGTCGAATGGGACAGCGCGCCAAAGCAGCACGCCTCGAATCTGAAACGCTACTGGCATGACTATGCGGAGTACCTGAAATTCGCGGCGGAAACGGGAGAGGCGGAATGAGCGGTCTTCTATTTCAGCACTCGTCGCCCTTGCTTCCGAGCATAGGCCGAGCCGCCAGCGTATGCGTCATTTTCGCTTTCATATCGAAGCGGACTTTCGAAACGGATGCGACCAACCTTCGGCCTCGTTCGATCGATCTCAACGCAAGCGTATGTGAAACCGCCGCCCAGCAGCGGCTCAACCAACACGTGAAATTCCAGTGTTCCAATTTTCAACAGTCGCGACATGCTCAATCCCGGAAAGATGATTCAGGCTGGTGCTGCATCAGCACTTCCATCGTTGACGCAACCATCGATGAACCTCTTCGCTTGCCGCTCGGCATATCTGAATCCAGCGTCGGGCGTAAGGAAATTAAGTTGCTCGGGAAGGCTTACGACAGGCGTACCGCGAGGGTCAGAGGAAAGGATCGACCAGGAGACAGCGTATCGAACCTGTTGGCCATCCAGTGACGGTGATTTGCTTGAGACGACGCGTACATCGATTGTGTACCCGCGATATGGCACACACGATAGGTTCTCCATGCTTTCTCCCTACACACCAGGAGCGGCATGTCAGACCACTATACGCGCTATATGAGATGCCCGTCGTTAAATCGTTTGGACGCACTAGTGACCCACCTACTCCCCACCTTCCGCGCCCTGCTCGAATCCCTAGAGTCTCTCGGACTCGCTCGGAAGCCGACGACACAGCAAATCCAAAAGCTCTGTGAGCGATTCGTGGAGATGGTCGCGGAAATCACCGGACAGCGCGTGACTGTGTGGATTGGACAGACACCAATCGGCAGATTGCCGGATACAAGGATTTTCAAGAATGAAGCGTGATCTCATGTCCCTGCCGCTGGATCTTGGCAGCGAGCTCATCGTCGACAACTTCGCCGGCGGCGGCGGTGCAAGCACCGGGCTCGAGCGCGCGTTCGGGCGCGGTCGGCTACTCAACGAGGCAAGCGCCTGACTTGACTTTCCATCGAAGGCATGTCGGTCGGATCATCATCGCTCATGCCTAAGGCCCAACGCAGGTCACGAGCGAATTCGATACAAGTGCTTTCCCATTCAGGAGTGTCAAGCGCGAAGTCGCGCGGGTTCTTTTTCCCGCGAGCCCGTCGGATCGCTTCGATGCTAGCGGCAAGGGACCGAGCTTCCCCGCGGAGTGGGTCGTCGCTACCCGGACGATTAGATGGTTCGTTATTCATTGCGGGTTTTTCGGCAAATTCAATACAGACTTTATGGGTACGAGAGCAATGAAGTTTCATTCCCAACAAATTGGCGCGCGAATCACCGGGACGATTGCATCAGGATTCACCTTGGCGAAAGTGCGTACAACCCGCAGGAGCATGGCATTCATTGCGTCTTGGGTTGCGCTTTCAACAGCCAATGCGAGCTCAACCAAAGCCGCATCCGAGATTCTCCCGTGCTGGACCCTGTCGCCAATACGAACACCAATCCGCACCCAATTGTCATTTGTTCGCTCATTCACGAACCATGCGTCGGTTATGAAGTTCATTTCCATCAAGCGCTCTTTTCACAAACTCGACGAAACTCGGGAAATGACAGCCGGGCCCACGTCGAGCCCGACCTACAACGACGGCGACTAGAAGCCATGCAAATGTCGAACATCCTCAAAAGCTTGCCTAATGGCGACGGCAGTCTCTGGTGTCTTCGGCGCCCAGTCCCATCCGGTCGCGTCCTCGTCGGCGTATCCGCGCGGGATCAGGAACACCTTGAGGTCGGCTCTGAAGCCTTCCTTCTCACTCACGAACCTGCTCATCTCGCGGACGAACTCGGATGGCGGCATTGGCGGCAAGGAGTTCTCCATCTCGTCAGTGGCTCCGTTCGTCAAGGACGCCGGCCCTTTCGGCTTTTCGCCTCCATGCTGATAGGAAGGCGAGTTTCGCCCATGCGAAGGCATCGGCTCCGACATTCGATTCGCGCAGTCCGGTGTATGCGCAGAAGTATTCGAAGTCTTCCTGCCCCGAGTGCCCTCGTTCGTTACGGGGCGGCAGAGCGCTCGAAACCAGTTCGAGCAGTTCGTGAGGGTTTCCGTAGCTCATCGCTGTCTCCTCCTACCTTGACATTTCGTCAGCAACGAGCGGGCCTAGCTGTGATTCACAAAAAGACTGAAGAAATCATGCGCGTGACGCGCGCTTATCTGGAGAGCAAGCGATGAGCGATACCTTTCTCAGCCCGGAAGAAGTAGCAGAACTCACCGGCGTAAAGGTCGGTCGCCGCGGAAAGACACGCGAGGAGCTGCAGGCGGACTGGCTGCGCTGCTCCGGTATCCCCTTCTGGACAAACGCGCGCGGCAAGCCGATCATCGCGCGCGCCGCCATCGAGGGTCGCAGAAAATCGGAAGACTTGCCGAAGAAGAAATGGCAACCACGGATGATGGTGGCGGGATAAAACATGGGCCGCAAGCCGACTCGAAACACCAATCTGCCGCCCGGTATGCGTGCTCGCCACCGTAGAAAGAGCACGTATTACTACTACGACCACGGCGGCACGCCGCGACACGAAGAGCCGCTCGGCAAGGATTTCATTCTGGCCGTGAAGCGCTGGTCAGAGATCGAACAAGCGCAGGTTCCGAAGGGCACGGAACCGACCCTACGCGTCGCGTTCGACTCTTATATTCGCGACGTCATCCCGACCAAAGCGCCGCGCAGCCAAAAGGACAACCTCGAGCAGATAGTGCTGCTGCTGGAGTTCTTCGGTGACGACGCGCCTCTCGATGAGATCGAGCCGATGCATGTCAAGCAGTACATGCACTGGCGGTGCCGCAAGGCCATTGAATGGTACGAGTCGAAGAAGCGCCAGATTCCGCCGAAGGCAGGTCAGGTGCGCGCAAATCGAGACGTCGAAGTGTTGTCGCATGCGTTCAATTACGCGCGCGAGAGTGGCCTCACAAAGGCGGCTAATCCGTGCCTAGGCATCAAGAAGTACGTCGAGCTCGGCCGCGACATTTACGTGGAAGACGAGACCTATTGGAAGGTGTACGACAAGGCGGACATTCCGACGCGGGACGCGATGGACCTAGCCTATCTCACCGGTCAGCGGCCGCAGGACACGCTGCGCCACGACGAGCGCGACATCCGTGACGGCTTCATGCACATCGAGCAGGGGAAAACGAAGCAGCGGCTTCGAATGGAGGTGTCGGGCGAGTTGCAAACAGTGCTCAATCGGATCCGCGCGCGCAAGGCCGGTCTGAAGGTAGTCAGCACCGCGATCATCGTCAATGAGCAAGGGCAGCGCATGACGCTGGATACCTTGCAGCGGCGCTTTAGAGAAGCGCGCCGCGCCGCCGGCGTCGCCGATGATGACTTCCATTTCCGTGACCTGCGGGCGAAGGCTGGCACCGACAAGACCGACAGTTCGGGCGACATTCGGCAGGCGCAAAAGCAGCTCGGCCACACCTCTGTGAGCATGACGGAGCACTATGTACGCAAGCGCCGAGGCGACAAAGTGAAGCCGACTCGTTAG